CTGTAACTGAAATATATGTGGTAATGCCAGTAGCACCAACATCAGCAAGTTCAACATTTAGACCTGTTGTTCTTGTCTGTACCTTTATCTTCTGTTCTCCATTAAACTGAGTAAATTCAGAAGTAGAAATACCAGAAAGAATAATTGTTTCACCATCAGAGAACTCATGGGGAACTGTTGTTACACCAATAATTTTATTATTAACTAATCTCAAGTCAACATCAGTGAGAGTGGTAACACCAATCTTGATTGTGTTTACTTCTGCTCCAAGAACGGATCCAACAACAATATTTGCTCCAGTTCCATCAGTTCCCTTATTATCTAAGTTTAGATTATCATCAACTTTATATCCAGAACCCCTGGCAAAAACACTAACCGAAGTAATTCCTGCTGTTTTAACTTTAGTTACACTAAATTCTTGTTTGTAAGAATCTTCAACTCTATCAATCAGTTCATATTTTGAATTTCCAGCAGAAAGATAATAAGGACCAATGTTTCTAGTTAAGTTTCTAGAAACAATATCTACGTCTTGATTGAAGAAGGTTACGAAGTTCTCTTCAATAGGAGTATCTCTAAAACTACTACCCAAAATGTATGGGAACTTAGGATCAGCAACTCCACTAGAGTCAACGTCAATACTATAGAAGTATGCATATGTTCCATCTGGGAATTGTGGAGTTACACAATTCCTACCGCCATATTCATCAAGGTCACCAGAATTATCAAACTTAAAGTCATTTACAAAATATCCTAACTGGAAGCCAGGAGGTCTTAGATTGACCTTATTTGCAGTATCGAGGATATATCCACTCTTAAGACGTACAACAGGTCCTCCAGTCGATTCTGAGAACCCATAAGGACCATATATGGGGTTACCATCATAAGCAAAACCTAGAATTGGTGAGTGGGTAGCATTTGCCGATAGTTCCAGATTACCCGAATCAATATTATCACCCAATTGATATCTCAATTGGTTAGGTGGATACATTGAGTATGTTTGTAATTGATACTCTGGGTTTGTACTGGGTTTAATTAAAAGAGAATCAGCAGGATCAATAATATTTTCATTTTTAACTACTTGGTTAATTTTCCACTCACGGACATTAGCAATAAACTTAGCGTCTCTACCTCTATTTCTTAAGAACAGTGTGGTATCACTAGCAGCATAACCTACACCACCATCAAGAACACTTACTCCAGTAATTTTACCATTACTGACTATTGGTTTGATGTCAGCAAAAGCACCTGTTGGACTATTGATGATAATATCGGAATCAACTCTAAATCCATCACCAGATGCAAGAATCTGAACATCAACAATAGATCCACCAATGATAATTGGTTGTAATAATGCTTGGAATCTTGTTGAAGATACACCGACATCAGGTCTTCTGTGGAAATCTAGAATGTTAGTACAACCGTAACCAATTCCACCCTCTTCAAGGTAGACACTAGTAATAGATCCTAAAATATCCGATGAAATTTCTGGTTTTACAACTGTAGTTGCACCAATAGCAGAAATAGACTCAACAGAAACTACGATAGGTGGATATTTAATGCAATGCTTTCCAGTACCAACACTCTTTAGAATACTGAATCTATTTTTCTCATAATTATCGAATGTTCTACTAGTTCCTACGCCAGCATCACATAATCTGAATCTATCACTATCAATATACTTAACGAAATACTGAGTTGTTGTAGATAGACCAGAAATAACTGCTCCATCTGTTTCATATTGAACAATTTCACCATCTTTGAAATTATGGTCCTTAGCAAAGATAAAATTATCAGATGTACTTACTCCAGATCGAATAGATTCGGTATCTTTTCTTGCAGGGAATAAAATTTTCTTATTTGAGTATCCCGATCCTTTATTTTTTACGTAAATCTTTGTAATTGTATTTTTGGACTCAACCGTAGACAAGCTATGGAATCCATAACTAACACCACCAATATTTACGGTGTTAATTCCAGAAATTGCATCTTTAGGGTCAGTATAAAGTTTAATGATCTTATCGGAAACTGGCCCAACAAAATATGTTGCACCACTTACAATATTTCCGATATTTGGGTTACCTTTAGAGTCGTAAACAACTCCTTCTCCCAATTCAAAGTTATGTTTATTCTCAAAATCAATAGTATCGGAGAAAGCATTAACAGATGTACCATCTGCCTTGAAATTAGCAATAATTCTACCTTTAACAAAGTTTGATTCTAGAACAGCACCAGAACCATTACCACCAGTAACAGTAATCTTTGGTTTTTCCTGATATCCAATACCTGGGGAGATAAGTTTTACTTCTTCAAAGGAACCTTCAACGTTTGCGTGTACAACACACCCCGTACCAGTTTGATCGAAGACTTGTAGAGGAGGTCCATTAAGAACATCATACCCTGTACCAGCATTGGTGATTTTTACGTCTGCAATATCACCAAAGTGAATTTGTTCATCAAGAACAGTAGCAGGAAACAGTTCTACACCATTTGCAAGCAACCCAACTGGGCGATTTTTGATAGTTCTCTTGTTGGGATCATCAAAATATTCACGTTTTGGAGTATAAGTGAATTTTCTGAGTAATTTTTGGTTTTTGAGAGTTTTATTTTCCCATCCAGACTTGTAAATGTCTTGTCCAGAAGTATTAGTCCTAATTGCTACATATTTTTTAGAAAATACGTCCGACCCACTGTATGAGAGTAGAAATTCCGTCTCATTGACACTAGTTACAAAGTATACTCCAGTTTGAATACCACTATAGGTTGTATTATCCCAATAAATCTTATCACCAGTTACAAGATTGTGCTTAAATGGTGTTGTTTGGTTAAGGGGATCTAGAGATCTTACGGTATAAGTGTATCCTCCACCAAGAATAGGTGTACCAGTGCCATCAGTAACTTCTACAGTAGAAGTTTTTACAAAAATCTTGTTATCAGTAGCAAAAATAGGATAGTTTGGAAGACCAGATGAAGCAACATAGAAGAACTCTTCATTATTGTCCAAATAAGAGTTCTGAATACCTACTGGGAAAGCATTTGCACCAACAAAGTAATTTGAGTTGTGTGAAGACTTACTAATCTTCTTTTGAATCTTAGTCGGAAGTGTTGGAGCAACTCCATTTGTTTGAACTACGATTCTATTCGATAATTTTTTCTGAACATTGGCACTATCGTATTCAATATTTTTAACAGTTACACTTACCGAACTTCCTAAGTCATCAGATAGTGTTAATTCCTCACCAATGTAGAAAACAACAGAATCATATAGTCTAAGTCTGTATGAATTTACGTTTACCTGTTGAGAGGATATTAAATTATGAGTTGATGGTACGTTGTAGATCCAACTATTGAATTTTGGATCATCTTGTAGATCAAATCCAAAAGAGTACAGCTTCATGCTGTCTCCGACTTCCATATTTGTAGTTTCGGAAGTATCAACGTTGTCAATTACGTTGACAAGTCTCATTTGGAGCAATGAAGTCTGTCCAAAACCAGCATATGCAAATGCTAGTTTATCTTCAAAGATGTCGGCACCAAAATTGAGGTCAGTGTTAATACCTGTGACCCCTAAAAACTGGTTTAAAGTTTTATCTTTGTATTCTGCAAGTAAAAAGTTAGCACCTTCTCTAGGTTTAATCAACAACTTACCAGTTCTACCAAATCCAACTGTAGAATCAACAATAATTGTTTCAGATTTCTCTGGAATTCCTTCTAAGGTTTTTGTTTTACCAGGAACTTCAAAAGAACCATCAAATGAAGTAGAGTCTAGAGAAATTTCATAGAAATCTTTCTGTCCAACTGGTCTGTACTCTACGTTATAGATCGAAGCACTAACTGTTCCAATGCCAGGAAGATTTTGTAGTAGTGGATTACCAACTGTCTGTGTAGGATCACCACCAAATAGGTTTTCAACTAGAACGTGTTTTGTTTTAAAGTAAACGTTAGAAGACGCAACTAAAGTCTTCTCAATGGGTTTGATAATTTCAATATCTTTACCATAAAGAAGTTTAAAAAGAATCTGATATGAAGCGTCAGTACCCTTAGAGGTATAAAAGTCTTTTGCCCTAGTTAATACATTCGCAACAGATGTTCCACTAACAAAACTTCTGTTTTCAAAGCCAGGTAAGAATTCTGATTTAAACTTGGTAAAAAATTGTTGTAAGAAAAGATTACTAAGGTTCTGTACAACTGCTCCAGCTAAGTGACTTGTAGCAGAGGTTTCAGAAAAGTTTAGAAATTCAGCAGCATCTTCTTTAGAGATCTTATCAATACCACTAAAACCTCTTGCACAACCCTCAAAAGTAGTTGCGGTTTTACTAGTGTATGTAATAATCTCTTCATCAATTTTTAAGAGACCATAATTGTCAGGCCATCCAACAGTAGAGTTTACATTAATGACTCTATCCGCACCAAAAATTTCTGCGGTGAGAACCGTTGCAGGCACTAGGGTTTCATTATTAAATGCAGTGATCTTTCGATATTCTGCAATATTATTCGCTAAGTCAAGAGAACCTGATTGATGTTCCTGTGACTGATAATATTGGAAAAGAAACTGCTCAAAAAGAGGGGACTCCTGATTTAGGAACTCAGGAATCTGACCCTCAATAACGTGAGATATTTTAACCCTTTTGATTTCAGACATTTATCTCGTATAGATTGTTCCGCTAGCGTAGCTAGATGTAGTTACATAATTTGTGGCCGCTGTATTCTCACCAGAAGAAACAACGTCAGGTAAAGCACTTACTGTACTGTGTTGGACATCCAACTGTAGATATAGGTCTTTCAGTGCAATAATATCATTCGACTGTGGAATAGATTCGACTTGAATCGTTCCATTAGGAAGTGAAGTACCTGTTATATTTACCACGTCTAAAATAATCTCTCCTTTGGTATAATCTACAATTCCAGCGTTACTCTTAACTACCAAAGGTTGGTTGTTATCAAGTTTGAATAGAACTAACTTACCTTTGTCAGATCCGTCAACAGGAATATCACCAAGATATACAGTTCCATCGATATTGCTTACAGTGAATCCAGTAGAACGGATTCCATAACCAGCACATTGAATGTAGAACTTATTACCAAAACATAACTCATACGTAGCAAACGTATTAAATTCAGGAACAATATCTCTTCTCATCTTGACCTTAGTAATGTTAGAGGTAACACCTCTAGCACTATCATCAATAAGACCTACAACTTTACTGTATTTGAATCTTCCACCAAAGTCATTTAGGTCAGAAGATTTAGAATAAGTTGTTAATGTATTTGTTACAGCAGTGATTACTTCTGTAGGATCAGAAACGGAGTTGGTGTTGTAGTAAACAGAAGTATCAGTTTCAACATACAGATACTTGAGATCAATAATTTCTGGCTTGATACCAGCAATAGAATATTGTTTTAGTTTTCTAGAAATATCATCTTTCGTGATTTGTGATAAGAAGTTACCATTTCTAGGTTTGATGGAAATAAACACCTTACCATACTCAGGCGGATCCAACTCCTCACCCCCGTAGGAGGTCACAGATTCAACGTTAGGGTACACAAAGGGTATAATCCCCTTATAATCATTTGCCGTCACTGCACGGTACTGTGCCGCGTAGATACGAGGTGCAAGATATTTGATAGATGAGGTTTCTTCTACAGTATCTCCGTTAGATGCTTCCTCTTGTGTAGTGATAAGTGAGATTCCTGATGTTAAAACTGCTCCAGTATCATCGTTAAGGATACCTGCAAAGGAGAAATTCTTAGCACCGTTAGCTTTTGGACCATTTGTTACAATATAACTTACATCAATCCTTGCACCAGCTGGTAATTTCTTACCTAGGATACCATCACCGAACAAAATCTCATAAGTTTCGTCTTCAATTTCCTGAAGAAGGAATAATTTAGACGTTGCATCGACTCTAAGGATGTTTGAATACAGTTCGTAGATCTCTGTAGTCGTAGAAGTGACTTTTACACGAATAGAAGTCGAGTCAATATTCTGATTTGGAAGAATAAATCTCTGATTTGCTTGAGAATAGTCAACTGTGAAGGATTTTGTTAGATAAACACCCTCATAAATGTTGACATTAGCAAATTCTGCTTGATTATCGTCATTTACAGTAGCAACAAAGTCGTCAGCAATGGAAAAAATGTACTGTCCAGACTCTTGACGACCTAATGCAACCTGTCCAGCCTTCATTGTAACGATTCTGGTGTCGTTTTGACCCAAATCTACACTAAAACTGACTGTTGCCTTAGCAGATCTAGCAGATCGTGGTACATATCCAATGTTTCTAGCGAGTGCAACAACATTTTCTCTCAAAGTTGCACTATCAAGGAAGCATTCATTGACGGCCATGTTGGTATTGTAGGCCGAGAGGTATGAATTATACGCTAAAAGGTCAATCAGAATCGAAAAGTTCGATCCTTCAAAGTCAAAATCAGTAAAATTACTGTTTACACGCAGGTAATCCTTGATCTGAGCTCTAAGATCAGCGAAATCTAGGTTTGTAAACTGATTAAAAGCCATTATACTCTAGTTGATTGGAGAATGAATTCGATATTTTGCGTCGGGAGGACAATTCCAACGATGTCGTAACTAATAACTACGTTCAATTCATTCGTATCTATGGGAAAACTTACGATAACTTGGGTATTTTTAATCCTTCTCTCGAAGTTTTCTAATAAAAGCATAATATCATCTTCAATTGACGTTGCCATTTGAAGATCTGGGTTCTCAAAAAGCGAATCTTCCACTTCAGAACCTACCAGAGGGTTGTAAAAACGCTCTCCAATACGTGTTCTGACTAAATTTGTGACCGATCGCTTGATTGCATCCTCATCATAAAAGGCTCCAATGTCATTTGTAACAGGATGTTTAGCAAATGCCAGACTAATATCTTTAAATTTTCTGGATGTGACCTTTAGTCTATCGATCAGAGCCATTTTTGAACCTTAGTTTACATCTATTTAAGCACTTTCCCCGATGATCGGTTCTGTGCCATACTCCCAATCATCATAATCGTCATCATTTCTGATCTCTTCATGTAGTTTATTCTGCCTTTTGAAGTCGTGTTTGGCATCGCCAACCACTTCTCGTAGCATTTTTTCGTGCTGTTGGGCACCCAAGTTGTCAAGGAAGTCGTTATTTGGAGGAATTAACATAGTTAGAGTCTCTCTGGACTATTTAGAAGCATAAAAAAAGCGTCTAAACCCCCAATTAGGAGACTTAGACGCAAATTTGAGTAATTTATCAACCAGCAGCTAGCGGAGATTGAGTGGAATTGTCATTTTTAGCAGCTTTTTTACGAGCCTGTTGTGAAACATCATATTGACCCACTACTTTTCCCTCTGTTCCTGCTACTGCTGCAGCATTAAGTGGAGATTTTGTTGGATCCGAATCAGCCATTACCTTGTCCTCGATAGCGTTTACGGGCTTTATTTCTAGAAGTAGCGGAATATTTTGAATTTTTTCCGTTTCCTTGTCTAGTTTTTTTGGGAGTGGACTCGATAAAGGTGCCACCACCCTTTGCCATTTTTTTTACAGCCATTATTTAGTCAATTAAGTTTACTCAGGGGTTGCTTTTAGTCTTGAGGGAGAGACTCCTTCATTAATATAGAAGTCAAGTCTCTCTTTAGCTTGTTCTTTTGTCAGATGTACATCGAGTTTGAGGTCAGGAACACCCCAACCGTCTGTACCCAACTCCATGACCTTGTATAACATCAGATCACGCGAGTCTTTTCGTGTCCAACACGGATCTTAGGATCACACCAGATCTCATAACCCGCTTCCTTAGCATCGAGACAGAACGAAACGTCTTCTCCACACATATCCTGAACATCACCAGATTCAAATACCTGCATCTTAGGAGCGAACCAAGGATACTTCATGTCCTTGTTCTCAAAGACACCATGTTTGATAAGAAGCCAACCGAAACCAGTGTAGTCCACGGTGAAAGGCTTACGACGACGAGAGATAGACTCACCAGTTTCGTGGTTCATGACACCACCATTCTTAGCGAAGTCTTCTTCTTCCAACCAGTGTGCAACCGAAGTGGTCTTACCATCTTCAGTCATGTACCAACCAGCTGCAATGTCCTTGTTCATCCAGACAAGACGATAGAACTTCTCGGTATCGAATACGATGTCAGAGTCGATCCAGAGTTGATAGTCATACTTCAGTTTACCATCCCAGGGCACCTGATCAGGTCCACGTAGAACGTTAGCACCAAGTACCTTGCATCGTGCAAAGTTAACCATGGAACTATAGTCCTGGGAGATTTGAATACTTGCACCAGTTTGTACTAGATCAAAGCACAACTGGACAAATGCTTTGAGGAAGATATATGAAACTCCTCGTCCAGGTAGGCAGAAGACGATTGCCTTACCTTTTACCATTTCTTTTGCCGCCTCAAGATCGAAGTCGTCTTCTACTTTCTTGACCTTAGGGGCATTTGCTTTTACTGTAAATCCTTTAGCCATAACATTTGCAAAGTTACATGATTAGTATACCACGTTCAATTCAAGTTGTCCATGATAACCATATTATATAGACAAGAATTAAAGAAACTCCTGACTATTACTGGGTCCTAACGGCATTCCCTGATCATTGATTCCACTCAACCCCATACTGTTGATTGCGATATCACCAGCAACAGAAATTCTTTTTTCCCCTGTTAGGAAGTGGGGGTAAACCGCATGATAACAGTCACTTGGGAAGAGCAACAGATGTCCTTCGTTGTGTTGTTTATCTAACTTCCAATTGACCTTACGAGTTCTACCTACGATATCAGTATATGTAAGTATAAAGTCACCTGCCTCTGGGTGCATTGTATTCTGAACACATTGTTCAACTTCCGATGCATATGGAATATTCAACCATGCTACAAAAGAGAAAACTGCATCATGATTATGTAATGAATGGTATTCACCCTTTCCTGTTTTATTAACCCAAAACTTCTGAAAGGTAAGTTGATGTGCATGAGTTGATTTAAGTTTCTCTGGAAACCCCCACTCCTCAATATACTCCTTTACTGCTCCATTTAATACTTCTTTCTGAAACCTGTTATTATCATCTATGAGTTGCCACTGTTGATGGGCATCCTCTGGTTCATACTTTTCTATTAATGAATAAAGAAAGTCGATGTGACTAGTATCTAGTGTCACATCTAGAAATCCATAGTTGGGTGGATTAATCTTGGTGCTTTTCATTTTTAACTACTCTCACTTCACGATCCTTCAGATCATCTTTGGGATACTCAATAAAATAACACTTGATAAAGTCTAACTTGTGTTTCAGATCAATCTCAGCAACATCTGAAACAACTAAATCTTCTCCTAAGTACACATCATAGAAATTCATCGGAATAACCTTCCATAGTTGCCAATAGATCCTCTAGGTCGGATCGGATATTAGGAGAGTAAAGTAGAGCTGTGTCGTTTTCAATACGGAATTGAATTGTTTCCAACAATAGATCGACAGTACAAGAATCTACATTTAACTCCATCTCTTAAAATATACGTAAACTATACCGTATATAGAAACTTAGACATTTTCATTAATATCCCGTTCCTTACTAGGATCTGCAAGATTGTGAATAGGATCATATACATCATAACTATTGATAGCAACATCACCAGCAATAGAGATACGATAATCCTCTGTACTGAAGTGTGGCCATACTGCATGTTTCCATGCACTTGGGAACACAATCATCTGTCCATTACACTCCTTACTAATGTGCCAAGTCATCTCTTGAACTTGACCAATACTATCAGTATAGTACAAACAGAAGTCTCCCGCAGAAGGTCTGAACCCAGGTTGAATGTTTCTTTCAATCCTACTATTAAAAGGAATGTTCATCCACACTACAAAGGATAATACAGACTCATGATGATGAAGACTTTGATAGTCTCCTACTGTACTAGCACGACACCAGAATCGATTAAAACTCAATCCATGAAAGTGAGTTGTAATTGATCTACAAGGCATACCCCATCGTTCGGCATACTTTGCAACTGCGGGTCGTAGAATTGTATTCTCCCACTTATTATCAGTATCAGTTAGTTCCCACTGTTTATCATCAGTATCGATACTAACCAATTCATTGCCACTCCATACCGCACTCTTAGGAGAATACTTCTTAATGATATCCCAAGTTAAATTGAGTTCATCCTTTTCTAGTTTAGTATCAAGTACTCCCCAGTTATGTGGGTCGTGAAATTCATAGTTCATTTGAATACAGCAGTAACACCTACGATCGACGCGCCAGGATTTCGCGCTAAAGCGATTTTTTTAGCATCCTCATAATCGGTACATACCATCTCCTCATAGAAAACAGTACCCGCTTTATATAAAGTGACCTTACACTTCATTCTCTTCTCCTCACTTTACTTGCATTAGTAACTTTGATCCTCAGTAACACATAGATCATTAGTACAAACAGTGTAAGATAAATCATCGTTCCAATAAGATTTAAAGATTCGGCCCCAAACTACTTTGAACTCCTCTTCATCGAGGTTCTTAAAAAGGACCTTATCTTTCAGATAAACATGGTAAAATTTTTGATCATTCATAAGAGTTATACGGCTATGTTGTATCTAGGTAATCACACCTTCTTCTTCACCAATACTGTAACTATCGTAAGCAATATCACCTGCTAAACAAATACGATACTCATCAGTCGAGTGAATAGGTTGAGACATGTGATTAATATCACTGGGAAATACCATCATTGTGCCATTCTTCTGTGGAGACATTGGTATGATATACTTCCTTAGTTTACCACATGTATCGTTATATGTTAAGATCACTTCGCCAGCTTCGGGTCTAAATCCCCATTGATCGCGTTTCTCATCTTCACTATTAACAGGGTTATGTAACCATGTAACAAATGTCATAATAGAACGATGATCATGTAGTGCATGGTAGTCATGTCGAGTACTTGCTCTACACCAGAACCTACTAAACTTTAAACCCTGTTTGTGAGTTGTCTCTACTTTACCTGGAAGACCATACTTATCAATATAAGCAGACACTAAGGGGGCTAGGATCTCCCTCTCAAACTTATCCTTATCCTCAGTAATCCACCATTGTTTTAACTTACGAGGTACACTGAGTAATGTATTACCTTCCCATACTGCTTCAGTGGGGGCATTCTTCTTTAGTATACTCCAACATAATGCTTGGTGTTCTTCACTTAATACCGTATGGACTAACCCGAAGTTCTTGGGGTCTATGTAATCGATCTCCATGGGCATTTTTTTATACTGGAAATTTTTTTAAAAGAGGTTTATATTTAGCTCTCGTTTTCGGTCCGTTGTAGGTTAGAAGGACCCATCGGTTTTAATACGCTACAACATATCAGAGCAAATCACTGCTCTTAAGTTGCTCTTATCATACCATAAAAAAGAGAGAGTGTCAAGCACTCTCCCCGCATAATGTCTTAGACTAGATCAGCATGTTTAGTGTTAATCTTGCCACGATTAGTGTTAGTCCTGATGCCTTTAGTTTGTGTTAACCAGAGATCAGATTTACGAGGACGAGAAGCAGGGAGACGAACATATTTGATTTTCTGTTGTGTGTCCAGAATCTCAAGATCAAGGCGGGAAAGAGTAGCGTAGTCAGTCATGATAAGAAGAACGAAAGTGTTAACGAAAGAGATGCAATCAGTTAAGACGCATACCACTAAAGAAAGGAATTGAAGTGCCATCCTGAAGACGAACATTCCACACATATGCCTTCTGATATACACGTTCACCAGGCAGACCATTATACTCTAGGATCGCATTAAGACGACTCTTAGTTGTATTGGACTGCCAACCACCATCAAATAACTGCACGAATCCTTCACCGATTGTAGCAATGTGGTTTCCGTGGAGATATACAGAAGACTCACCAGATTCCTGATCGAAAGTAACAACGGTATTAGAAGAATGCCAATTGATTCCTTGCTCAATTGCAGTGTTCATTTGTTGTTCGATCTTTCTCATGTTTGTCCTTTGTTTGGTATACAACTATTATAGGGCATGAGAGGACGATTCCTAGGGGTTGTGTGACACTTTGAAGACTGTCTTTTATTGCTTCTCAGAGGCAAGCAGATATGATACACTGCCAGTTTCTGAACCCTAGCAGAGTTATTATAACAATGCCTCAAAGGATTGTCAAGACATTTGCTACCCTGTCGGTCTCATGTGTGGGTCTCAGAGTGTTTCCCAGACCTCCTTGACTTTTCAGAGGTTTTGTGATAGAATGCCGTCCAAGATGACTATAAATTGCTACCTTTATTCAGAGAGATTAAAAGAGAGATAAAACACGCAAGTATGTTTTTTTAACCATTTATTTAATACATTAAAAAAGCACCTTCGGAGATACTGTGAAGCATATCCGAAGGCACTTAGCAGTGTATTTGAGTTAATTAGGAGAGGAATAAAAGACTAATTCCTAACACTATTCCAATCATAATAACTGGATCTGTTTGTTTAAGTACTCGTAACATGTGTGCCCCCTATGTGTTACTTTATCTAGTGTAAGTATCACGGTTAATGTAATCAACCTTAGTTGCTAACTGTTTAATTTTCTGATACATTGCCCCTTGTTCACTGTTAGGAATGTTGGTGTATCTTTCCAAGTACATTAACACTAATAGTTTAATGGTTGATAACTCTTCCCGAGTAAATGTGTCATCTAATTGTGAAGCATTAGGGATCATAATCTACCTCTACTTGTGATTCGTATTCAGGAGCATCTTTCTCTATGAATGCTTCATAAAACTCATCAAATGTAGAATCAAAAAGATCATAATACTCTTCACAACTTTCTTCATTTGTAAGAACGTCGGGTCCGTAACTACTGGTCATTTCTTTTTACCTTTATTTGGAACATGTCCGAGGTTTTCGACAATAACCTCTTTCACTTTCTCGTTTGCTTTCAGTTCAAGCAATTCCTTCCAATTCCAATTAGACGGACTCACACAGTTGCTGTCATCAACCGTAAAATCTAACGTAACCCGATAGCGTGAAAGATGCGTGGATTGAACTAACATGAGCGGTGAATAAGAATGACTCAATAGTATTTTATAAGAGTAATGCTGTTATGTCAACGATCCTTCACATATGTCTGTCTCGCTTCATCAACCTCAGCATAATACTTGACGATTTCCTTATATAATTTCTCTTGTGATTGATAGTCTAAAAGTTTCGAGTACTGGGACGATCCTGTGAGTTTCATGATTAAAAAGTGTCAAAATTTAGGGCGGCGCGTCGAGCGAACTGGAAGCACCTGTGATATACTTAAAGAGACGATTAGTCTCTCTATGTTTACTCCTCTAGGAGATGGGGATAGTAATCTTCAACCTCTGTGATTAATTCATCTACGCTATACTTATCAAAATGATCTGCGAGGTTGTCGTAGACATATTGCCACAAATCTTTGTGGTCCATTCCATCAACGATCGTCTCAATGTATGCGTCTTGAAGTTCATCACGATCAACGATGTTATCCTTTTGGATGTTAGTTTCAGTCATTTGGAAGAGAGAGTAGCGGTTTCAAGTTTAGAGAAAATACTATCAACGATAATATCAAATGTTTCTTTCTCTAGTGCATCAAATACGGTTTCGATTTCTTTCTTTGTGAGATAAACAGGATAAGTTTGTTCAGGTATATCTAAACCTTCACTTTCACTGTTATAGTATGACCACGACCCATATTCTTCGGGAGCATACCAAAAATCTTGCCAATCGTGAATTGAGTCAGTTACGTCGGAAATGTTGGACATTTAGAAAGCAAGATAGAGGTGAGCGGGATCTAACACTTGAGAGTCTGAATCAGTGTAATAAGTTTCACTCACTGGCACAAATTCATCCTCGGCAATGTCATAAACGGTGACTTGTTGTTGTAACGTTTGAGACGAACAAACTGTAAGTTTTTCGAGTAATTCAAGATAGGTCATTCTGCGGGAAACTCCTTTACTTTGTGTGCAGCGAGTTCATACACCATCGTCCAGACTTTTTGTCCAGAGAGTGACATATCATCGCAAATAAACTCGACTGAATCCTCAAGTAATTCAAGGACTTGAGTTGCTTCGTAGATGAGTTGTTCAGACATTTTCGATTTCGATGTGGTTAATGTGGAAGTGTGGATTGAGACGCCTACATGTAGCGATTGCGTCCTCTCTTGTTGGTTTGATGTAACCTAAAATGTCATACATTTGATGACCATTAGGACGGATCCATTCACCATAAAGAAGAAACTTAAACTCTTGCATCAGTTGTTCTCCGTGAGACGATAGATTGCGGAAATCTTTGCATCAATAGAGTCAGCGATTGTTGCCTCTTCATCACCATAATCTGCATAATCTTTCATAGCAGAGGAGATAGCATCCCACTCAGCATCAGTGAAGAGTTGTTTGTAGATAGTGGCGCAAGTTTCTTGAGAAGAGAGAGACATAAGCAAGTTCGTTTCTTTGACTCTTTAATAATACACGAGATCCGACCCATTTCCACCAAAAGTGGACACTTTGACCAACTGTCCACTCCCCATCACCAGATCTCCGTCCAGCGTTTATGCTTCGCTTTGCTGAGTCTACCTTCGCTCAGCATGTTGTCACAAACACGGCAAAAAACCTCGAATTTCTGTTCTCTTGTGAGAGTATCTGCATCAGTGCAGTTGCTCATCACTTTAATCATTTGTGCTTTTGAAGTAATCATTCGCTCAGTGGGGAAAGTTTACGCCAAGGACCATAATCACGCAATACAATGTTATAATCGATTTCTTTAATGCACCAACCTGTAGCACATGTAATCTCCTCTATTAGGTCATCTTCGTCATCTGCTTCCCAGACACCAAGAGCAAGATCACGAGCAGCAATCTCATCATCGATTGAGATAGCAAACTCTTCACCTTCAGGATAATCATCACTGAAGTCAAATTCGATTTCGGTTACATTGAATTGCATAGATTTAAGCGAGTTCGATAAGTCCTTGGGAAGCAAGAGCGTTTAGAGTTCTGCCATAATGACCCTGCAACCATTTCCATGCACCAGTGTCATAAATTTCCTGAAATAGTGTCAAAAACTCTTCCTCTGTGATTGACTCAGATTCGTACTTGAGAAGCAGATCGCGGTTTGGCATTAGTTGAGTTGTTGTTGTACTTGTTCGATGGTTTCTTTTCGTTTCTCTAGTATATCAACCAGAGGAGAATTGAGTAGTTCAATGGTTAGATTAACACCTAACAGAACAAAAATGGCAACGAAGAATAAACGCATTAGCAACAGGGAGCGAGGGCAGAGTTAAAGAGTTGAGGCAACATAGATTCGTCGGTTACTTGATAACCATAACCATGAGTACGAGAATCAAACTCATACTTAAAATCTTTTTTGTTGATGTAACTCTTGGATTGAGTTTTGCCCATGAAAGTGACAACCTTGAGCATCAAGCGGTTGTGAATCTCACCCGTGTGAAACTTGACGGGATAGAAGTCAACAACCATGTTGCCATCTTTGGAAGTGAGTTGCAAATTTGCCTCCGTTTCTTTGACTCTTATAGTATTGCAGGTTTTCACCTGAATCTCAAGCGGTTGTGTGCCAGTTTGTTCACTGGCACAGGTCCTCAAAGAGTTCTTTAGCAATAAAAGCACAATGTTCTTCGAGTGCTTCTTGTGTCATTAACTCAGCATAACCTGATTTAATCATGTTTGCCATTTCCTCTTCATAGAGGTTTTCTAGGATTGATTCGTGATGTAAAGTACTCATTATGCAAACTCCATATCAAGATCATAGATTAAAATATCTCTCATTCTTTCTCTATCTAAACTATCGCCACCGCCCCATGTATAATGAACATATTCTAAATCACCCTTTTCTAGTCTCTCTTTGTATATTTCCCACGCTTGTAGAATGTGATCTAAAGTTAGTCCCTTGATAGGATATAAAGTGTCATCATGTTCACCATAGAATGACCAGATGTAATCAGTGAAATCTTTGAGAGAGTTCATAATAATAGTTGTTTGTTATGTACTCATTATAATAAAAAAAGGGGTCAATATGACCCCTTAATGTACACTTTCTATACTGTCTGTGGTTGTGGAATATCAACCAATTCACCGTAAGTATCTGACCACGTTTTAACATCGTAGCAGAACCATTCACCCTTATCAAAAATGTAAGCATACTCAGCACCGCAGTTATCACACTGCTCAAAGTATTCTGTGATAGAATGAGCAATTTGTGGAGGGCAATCCTCACCACGTTGAGAATAATACTGAACATGTTCGGGGACCTCGTTACGGTTCCAATCAGTATCTGATGCGAGACAAGAGATGTCACCGCCGTCAATTAGTTCACGAAGATCTTCAACGTTGCTGTACTTCTGAGTCAGTTGTACACCCAACCACTGAGGATAACCATCCCAGTGATGATAAACGGAAACAATGCCACCGTTGAGTTGAAGACCGATGCGAGCGTTAGTTGACATAATGAAGAAGAAAGAATAGTGTGGACAGTGATAGGATCAGAACAAATCGATGTTCTTTTCTTTGAGAATCCGCTCATACATTGAGCGAGTGAAGTTCATACGTTTCTGAATCACTTTGAGAGAATCGCCAGGGTAATACTCACTAGCAGCGACAGCAATCTTACTACGAAGACTTGCTTTGTATTGGGATGACTGATCGCTGTTCATGTGTGTTTCCTTTGACTCTCCTAATATAGGGCATTTTGGGCGGTTTGGGGGGATTTGTGGACACTTCGGGCACTGTCACAGGATCGTGTTGATTAT